AATATTATTGGTTTTGCGCTTTCTCATTGCGGCCCAAAAAACTTTGGGCCCAGCCCACTTACGTCGGCTATAAAGCCGAGGGAGGTCGGATTTCGATTCGCAAAACCTGTTGTAGTAGAGTTGGAGAGCTCCCAAATCAGACTCCATGCCTTCACAGGAGGACTCCACCGTAGCCTCCAGGCCATTCAAGCATAGGAATGCCAACACCTTCCTCACTTACTCTCGCTGCAGACTGGACCCAGAGGCAGTGGGTCTGATACTATGGCAGCTCATTAGTCACTGGAGTCCGGCGTACATTCTAGTGAGCAGGGAAGCACACGCAGATGGAGAATGGCACCTCCATGCCTTAGTCCAGAGCGTCAGGCCTGTACAAACGACGAACCAAGGGTTCTTCGACATTGAGAGTTTCCACCCTAACATTCAGAGTGCAAAGAGTGCCAACAAAGTCAGGGAATACATACTGAAAAATCCAATCGCTAAATGGGAGAAAGGTACATTTATTCCACGCAAACAATGCTTTGTATCCTCTTCCTCTGAGAGCAAGAATTCCAAACCCTCCAAGGATGATATCGTTAGAGATATCATCGAGCACTCCACCTCTAAGGAAGAGTACCTTTCCATGCTTCAGAAGGCATTACCATACGACTGGGCTACGAAACTGCAATACTTTGAATACTCAGCTTCTAAGCTATTCCCAGATACTGTGGAAGAGTACACCAGTCCTCATCCTACTACCACGCCACTTCTGAGGGACCCAACCACCATTGACAACTGGGTGCAACCCAACCTGTTTCAGGTTAGTCCTGAAGCATACATGCTCTGTAACCCACATTGCTTAAGCCTGGAAGAGGCATCCTCTGACCTAGAATGGATGTCTTCTACATCCAGAACAATACAGGTACAAGAAAGCTTAGCCTCTACATCCTCGGCCCAACAAGAACTGGAAAATCTACTTGGGCCCGTAGCCTGGGAAGACATAATTACTGGCAAAACAACGTCGACTGGTCCTGCTACGACGAGGACGCAGTCTACAACGTCATTGACGACATCCCCTTCAAGTTCTGTCCTTGCTGGAAGCAACTGATTGGTTGCCAAGAGAACTACGTCGTTAATCCCAAGTATGGGAAGAAACGGAGAGTAGCCAAGAAAAGCATCTCCACAATTGTTCTTGCCAACGAGGATGAAGACTGGATGAAGGTAATGAGTCCAGGGCAGCTGGACTACTTTCATCAGAACTGCGTCGTCTACATAATGGAAGAAGGCGAGCGCTTCTTCGGCGGGCCCGCGGTGTCAGCTACAGCCCATCCCCCTATCGGGGTCTGAGCGCCGACCAATTTCAATAATGTCAGTTTTTTTTGTGTGTTTTTTTCCTGCGCTATCCCTTAGCCGCCACGATCTGGCCGCCGAGTATTGTATGTGTTTGCTTCCTGTCCGCCTATCTGCGGACTATGTAATGTAACGCCTGCGGCGTGATAATCATAATAATAATGTTTTTATTACATTGGCTGGCAATCACTGATTACCAACGCTCTTAAAGTACAAACGGGCATTTCCATGCACCGTAAAATCGAGTCCATTGCCTGGGGCAATTACAATATAGAGGGCACCCTTCTTAATGTCTCCGACTTCACCGCCGGTTGTATTCTTCCACTCCGTTTTTACGCCGAGTCCGGTGACAAACTTGTGGAAGTATATGTTCTTCCGGCACGGGGGCCACACGGCAGTCGCAGGAGGCATATCAGATCCAATCCGTCCATTGACTTCCATCGTGAAAGTCCACCGCCGCTTCACCACGAACCGATGGCACACCTCTCGGCCGACCTTCCAGGTATACGGGAAGGCGCTCAAAGTGTCAGGATGCGGGAAGATGTCTTTCACCGTAGGACAATTTCCCTGAGGCTGTGCGTCGTACACCAACCACACCACGCCAGTGCCAATACTGGAATACTTGCAGGCTGCTGCACTAGCAACGAAATGGTAGTCCAGAGCTACCTTGTAGGTGACAGTCTCGTTGGTGTGGCGATTGCACTCGTCAGAGCCTCGTGAATAGGACCCGAGGATATCACAAACACCACCCGACGGAACGGTGATCATTGACGTGCCAGCCGCCTGGAGCGTCTGGATCTGCAGAGCTGGACGGACCCGACGAACGGCAGTACCAGGCCGGGCGGCAGATGTACGCCCGGCCTTCGGTCGAGCTCTCTTACTCCAAGCGGCATCATCTGTCCTCTTCCGTTTCCCGGCGGTAGTAGGCATGCTCACGGCAGCTAGACCGAGAAAGGCCTAGCGTCACTTACAGGAGGGGCCGACGGAGCAGCGACTGGACGAGAACTGTCGGCAGAAGCGACAGACTCCCGCTCCCTGGGCCCAAAATGCAGCTCCTCCGTAGATCCGCCTCGTCGAGCCTTCAAAACGAAGACAAGATCTCTCAGCACCCAAACCCAAAGTAAGTAAAGCGCTAGCACTGCAACAAAGGTAAAGATAGCTATTTCACCAACGCGGCTCCACGGCAACGCAGGAGCGGACGGAGCTGCCCGGGGGACACGAGGCAAAGCTACTGCGGGCAAAGCAGGGGACGCTCCTTCAAGGCTATCCATGCAGAGATCGCACCTAGGGCTCTACTTATAGTGCGATTCATACGCGGCCCTTTAATATCGGGGCCGACTGAGAAAAACAAGCTCTCCTAAAGCCTAGGGGACCGCTCGCCCTAACGGGCTCGCATGAGAAAGCGCGGT